AGGCGGACTTCAGCAAACCAGCACCGCAATGGCAAGCGTTTCTTAATGAAGCCTGCAACGGTGACGCTGAGATGATCTCTTACCTTCAACGGTTGGCTGGCTATTCGGCTACTGGTTCGACCAAAGAGCATGTGCTTGCATTCGCACATGGTTCGGGGGGCAATGGCAAAGGGACGTTCCTTGGCGCGGTAGGAAACATCCTTGGCGATTATGCCACCGTGGCCAGTGCGGACGTGTTCCTTGCGTCGAACAATCAGCGTCACCCTACAGAGTTGGCATCGTTGATGGGCGCTCGGCTTGTTCACGCGCAGGAGATTGACCCATCGCGCAAGTGGGATGAAGCCAAGGTGAAGGCGCTTACTGGCGGGGATAAGATCAGTGCGCGGTTCATGCGTCAGGATTTGTTTGAGTTCAATCCGCAGTTCACGCTTGTGATTGCGGGCAATACAAAGCCAGAGATTACTAATGTGGATGACGCCATGCGGCGTCGTATGCACCTCATACCCTTCAACACTAAGCCTGTCCGTAAGGACGTGGACTTGCCGGATAAGCTGAAAGAGGAATACCCGGCCATCTTGGCGTGGGTTATCGAAGGCGCTAAGTCTTGGCTTGCTGAAGGGTTGAACCCGCCAAAGGTAGTGATCGAAGCTACCGATGAGTATCTCGCAGGAGAGGATGGCCTTGGGCGTTGGATTGCAGAGCGTTGCGTGGCTGGGTCTGAGAACGAGATGACCACCAATGAGGCGTTCAATGACTTCCGCGATTGGTGCAAGGATAACAACGAGGCCAAGGGGCGTGAATGGTCGCAGCGTAAGTTTAACGGAGAGATGAAGACGCATGGCTATGATGCCACAAGGGATCGGGCGACACGAACGAAGCGTGTGTTCCGTGGTCTTGAGCTTCTCATTGGCGATGCAGACCACATGATTATCAACGCCATGATTGATGAAGGGTCGGAGGATTTCTTTGGCGTGCAGATTAACTTCAAAGCAAGTGAGGAGTGAGGCAATGTATAGTAACGAAGAAAGATTGAGGAACTGGGCGTCAAGCCCAGACATCATCGGGGCTATCCACCTAGATGCGGCGCTGTATGGCGTTCCAGAAAAGGAGATGACTAAGATGAAGATTGTTGGGCTATCGAACGCGCTCAACGCGGCTACCTCAAAACTCTCTAAGGCTTACTCAAAAATCCGTAAGTTGGAAAAAGAAAATGAGTTGCTGCAAAAGGAACTGAAGAAGGACAAGGCCTAATGTATGGGAATGATTTTATGCTCTATAAGGAAGTGAGGGACGCGCTCAATCAGGAGGTGGTTGATGCGGTTGATGTCGTCAATAGTCCACCGCACTATAAGTCTGGTGGCATCGAGGCCATCGAAGGGATCGAAGCGTCGATGGGGCCAGAGGCATATGCAGGATATTTGAAAGGGAATATCATGAAATATATGTGGCGCTATGAAAGAAAAGGGAAGCCGATTGAGGACTTGAAAAAGGCTCAATGGTATCTTGGTCGGCTCATCGCTGCTCTGGAATAAGTGGTCAGTCGGGGTCAAAATGTGCACTTAAAAGTGAGCATGGGTGGCTGGTAGGTTTACGCTAACGTAAAGCAGACTAAGAGGGGCTTCGGCCCCTTTTTTTAAATCCGTGCACGGTTTGAGAGAGTCCGTGCATGGTTGGTGCACGGTTTAGGGCCAGATAAAATGGCTGAAATCTAAGGATGTGCACGGAGTGCACGGTTTAAAAAAGTTAATTGGCTCTAATATAAGTAACAGTGTTGAATGTGGTCAAATAGCACTGTTACTTATTAATGGGGACTAATACGCCGACAAACCGTGCACTCCGTGCACATTGGCGGAAATGCGTGCTTAAACCTGGCCCTAAACCTGGCCCGAACCATGCACGGATTTTTCAAACCGTGCACGGATGGCAGTTTTGCGTTAATCGTCGTCAAAAACACCCGGCAAGTCGTCCGCATCAAGGTTATGAGAGCCGACTTGCTTGGGTGGTGTGATGTCGATGATGGTGTTGTCGTCGGTGAGGTCATGTGGATCATGAGGATCATGTGGATTAGCAGACGCCAAGTTTAGCTGCTTCAGTGCATCAAGATGAAGTTGGTTTACGTTCACTTGTATTGCTGTGGTCGGCTTGGCTTGGAACCTATCCGGGTTCGTCACACCAGCCAGCCATTTGCGCGTCTCGATCTTGAGCCGGTCAGCGTTGGCAGAGTTGTTGTCTGAGGCATCGGCAATGTCCATGCACTCATCGGCCCATTGATCGGCAGCGATTGACCGGGCTTGCTTGAACCGCTCCTCTCGGTCTATGTCTTTGCGTATCCAATGATAGAGAGACAGGTTGCTGATGTTCAATTCACGGGCAAGCCCGGCCATTGTCAGGCCAGATGCAATCTTCTCCAACAGGACAGTCTCTCCAACCTTGTCTAAGTTGGATGCAATCGTGCGGCGTTTTATATGTCCAGCCATGTCTTATCCTTTAGATAGTGTTATAAGCCCGTATAAAGCCCATAGAGAGGCATAGAGGGCAAGTGCTAGGTTACGATCCCGATTATAGCTAAGCATGCTCCAGACCCCTTAGAAACGTCTCTAAGAGGATAGAGACTGTAGCGGGCACTGGTCGGCCCCCTTGTTCGTAGTATCTAATCGACCTTTCGGACAGCCCTATCTTATCTGCGAGGCCAGCTTGCGTCAGGTTCAGCCTGTCGCGTGTTGCTTTAAATTCTTCGCTTGTCATTTCATTTCCTTTAGGTTCATATCCCGCAAACCTAAGCCATACGCCAGCTTGCGGGGTTTCTTTGTTAGAAAATCGACATGGTTTAACGTGGGTGTATGCCGTTATCCTCCCCAAATATGTATGCTGCGAGGATGATGCAGGCAAACAATAAGACTAAAATGGTGTGCTGTGGCATCATCTTAACTCCTGCAATGCGCGGACAATCTCCACCGCCCTTGCTGACGTAATGCTTTTCCACTCGCACCATGCGCCACAGCCGCATTCACCTTCATTCCGTGCGAAGCAGTCGCATTGTTTGGCGTCATCCTCTAGCGCCTTGGCAGCTTCTTCAACGCCGCTGTTAAATCCCTTCTGCCATCTGGATAGGGGGTCATCGGTCATGTCTCATCCTTCAATGCTGCTTCTGCGTCCTCAATCAATTCTATCGGAGGCCAGCGCAGATAGGCCACATGGTCTTTGTTTATCACGCCAAGGGATTCCAGATATTCCATCAGGCGATAGGCCAAGGTTGCCTCTGCGCGTTCGGTGTATCGGTCAGGCAGGGTGTCGTCATCATCAATCATTCGCTTTGTTCCTTTATGTAGTCGGCGCGCTTGACGCTATCCGCTGTCTGGCGTTCACCATAACTTAGCAGCCATTCAGCTACAGCAGCGCGTTCAATCTCCATGCCTTTGCGGATGCCAGCTTCGACAAGCCGCATCCAGATGGTATGATCCCACCCGCCAGACGCATAAATCTGGCTGTCTCCGTTGTCCTGCTTGTCAGCTTGTGCAACGCAGATAGTACGGGCTGCGTGTGTTATTTGTTCGTCAATCATTTGCTTTGTTCCTTTTCCTTGCGCCGTTCGGCGAATGTCTTGCCATCGAGGCCGCGAAGGGGCCAGGCGCTTTCGGACGATACGCGATACTTGCGGTTTAAGGGCGCGGCCTGTGGTATCTTAATCATATTAAAAGCTCCGTTCTGTAGCGAACATGATTAGCATAAAGACTAGCCATACTGTGGCTATCCAGAATTGAAGTCGTGTAATTTGGTTCATGATAGTCTTCCTCTCTCTTGTTGAGGCATTATCAGTAGGAACAGACTGCCTATTGGTCAAGCATTAATTGCAACCGCAATGGATGTATTAATATAACCGATATGGTTGGTTAATAGGATCACATCCCAATGTGAAAGTGTAGCTACAATAATATAACAGAGGCGGAACGATGTGCCGTTTCAACAAGGGAAGCGGGCAGCGGCGCGTCTGGTTTTTCGTGCGCCTCCGACCCTCTTTGGTCGCTCACTAATACGCTGTTACACTCGGAAACCCGCAGAAATGCGTGCTTTTTTGCGTATGAGGGTCAGAGCAGCTTCGGATTTGACCCCCCCCGACCCCGCCTTGCGCGGGGGGTATGTATGTACAACCTAACAGACACCGAGATGTGGCCCCCTCCCCCCTACACCCTTGTATTTAACATAATCCCTTCCAAAAAATTCCTAACTTTTTACTTGCCAACCTGTAACATTAGAGTGTAACAGCGATGAATAACCAAAAAGAGGAGAAATACGTTGGCTGTTTATGGATACACTCGCGTCTCAACTGAAGACCAGATTGAGAACACATCGCTCGATGACCAAGCCCGCCAAATCCAAGGCATCG